GCAACGCATTTATGCCAAGCACCGCCCCAGTCTCTAAGGTCACCGCAGCAAAACCAGCACGCAAGACCAGAGCACGCAAGGCAGCACCGAAGAAACCCCAAGTTTCCAAGGTCACCGTAACCACATTCAAGGGAGGCAAGGCAGTTGCCAAGGTCACAACTCTAAAGAGACCAAGCACTCGCAATCTCATCACACCCCAGAGATTTGCACAGGACATCCGCACTCGTTGGCAAATCCACCAGTACGAAATCCAAGAACTAGGCAAGGATCTCAGAAAGGGTTTTGAATTTGTGAAACCGTACCACGCCAAACTCGTTGAATTGGTCAAGTAAATTTCAAAGACCCGAAAGGGTCTTTTTTCATGGGCGGCTGACATTGTTTCAGTTTGTAACACGATTGAGCAAATGGGGTGATTTTATGTGTATAATGGAAGAGTAAATCACACATGACCCAAATGAGAAAGATTGAACAGGAAATGCAAACCGCAATCCGCAACCGCACAGACTGGAAGAAATCTAACACATCAGTTGATGTGGATTCAGAAGGGTTCACATCCGTGAGATTACACGGCAACCGCATTGCTGAGATTGAACCAAACGGCGACATCATCCTAAGTTCATGCGGATGGGACACACCCACCACGAAATCAAGATTGAACGCCGTTCTCGATTGCTTCGTTTCAGGGTGTGGGATCTTTCAAAAGGATTTCACATGGTATGTTGGAAATCTGAACACCCCATTCTTTGATGGGTTCAAAATCATAAGATGACGAACCCGAACCCCTACCATAGGGGTTTTTTCATGGGCGGCTGGAATTCTTAGACCAGTTGGCAAACTGTCCACTTTTTACCCTATTCGCTCTCTGATCGTGTATTATAAGTATATGAGAAATCTTCAACTCACTGAGGCAGAAGAAACCGCACTGGTAAATCTGTTTCTCTTCGTTCACGATCTAGGAGCACCGCCCCATCTTGAAGAAGACCCCAACTTTGATTCCCTTTGGGAGAAAGTTTCAGACCCCTCACCTTTTGATTACACATGAGCACATTAGCAAACGAAACAGTCCTTGAAGATCTCGCCGAAACAATTTACGAAGAGATCGTCAAAGCAAATTTCAGAGACCTAGACCCATCCGAAGAGTTATTGGTTTATGAGATTGCATGTGACCGAGCACTAGCACAATTTCCATAGGGGCAATGCCCCTATTTTTTTATGATTGACTTATACGATTTTCTAACCCCTGATGAGTTAGAGACCGTGACCCAAATAATGCTAGAGGCGACGGCCCGAAATGGCATTATATTGGATACATGGGAACCAATCATCAAAGTACAGACCACTTAACAAACTGTCACCCATGCTATTGATTCTGACCCTCGGTCTGATATTATTAATAAGTACACAAGTTTTTTCCATGATCAGACTAGAACTCACAATGGGTCGCGACATCAAGGATGCTGGCACAGTATCTGATAAAATGATGGACGATTTCATTCGCCTAGAGATCATGCCACATTTTGAGTACGGAACTTTCATAGATGGCGAAGGTCTCTGGAAAGGCGTATTTGAAAAGACAAAGATTTTTTATCTTGAGTGTCCTGACTCTGAGGTTGAGGACCACATGGTCAGTTTGAATTGTATCGCTGCCGCGTACAAAAAGCAATTCAGGCAAGACTCGGTTTTAATCTCGCAAGTCCAAACCAATGCCATTTTTAATTAAATGGCATCTGGCAATTTCCCACACTTTCCACGATATAAGTACGAGAGTGTGCCAATGCACAAACTGGCACTCGTTTTGTTGAAATGGTCTCTGGATCGTGTATTATTAAAGCATGAACGAAATCTTTCTCACTAACGCCGCTGCTCGCCGTGACCCCGTTGTCCAAGCAGCGATGAAATCCATCCTTGCCCAGATGACCCGTGAAAACGAAATGCACTCGGCAGGAATTCTACCTCACACCCAAGAGGTTTCACCAGTGAACTTTTTGCAGGATGTTCTGAACGATTTGGGAGATCCAAGATTTTGAGAATCGCTCTCGCTTCCATCGTCATTTTAGCAGGTGTCCTTATTGGACACTCTGCCATTCAGACAGTTTCTGAAATGACGGAATCACGCCAAGAGCGTATTTGCCAAATCGACCCAACCCTTTGCAATTCAAAATGATTTCACATTCACCCGACCTTTACAACGAAATTCTCAAATGCCAAGATCTTCAACCCATGTCCGCTACTGGACAGAATCTCAGGGACAACCCCGAAAGATTTTCATTCAGTCGTATTCTCAGGCGTGTGACTTCGTTGATTTCTGGCAGTCTATGGGATTCAGAGCAGAGGTCTGCCCACCTGGTCTAATCTGACCAGATCCGACAATTTGCAGTCTTGGGGCAGTGATTTTGCCCCTTTTTTATTGGTAAGGGGTCGCCAAGCGGTTTCAAAAAACGAAGACTCCCCTAACCTACAAAAGTATCCAGACGAGCGATAAATATAAATTGAAAATGGTTTTTTTAAAACCTCAAACTGAAAAAAATTTTCCTGGTAAAAAATGCCCGAAAAACCCGAATACGATTACCAACACATATTAGACAACTTTGAACAATTTTGCGATGGATTTGAATCAGCAGCCGCAGAGGGATATCTCAGAGGAAACGAAAAGTCTCCTATCCTCTCCCAATACACCACTAGACACAGAACAGATACTCCTCGCATTGTGTCAGAGGTTAGTGAGTATAGAGGAGAGGGTATCGAATCTCGAAAACCCTCAATTGATGTACAAGCGACCAACATCGAGTGAACGAGAAAGGTTAGCAGATACTTTAGATTATTTGCATAACAATGTAGAAGGTATAAAAGAAGACTTAGTAAAATTCGCCCAACGCATCAGATAAATGGCATTCATCGCAGGACCACAAACATTTGACTCAGACTCTGCTACAGGAACATGTACATATCCTCGTACACCTTTGAGTGGAGCACCATTTGTTTCACCTAATGTATTCATTAATGGTGTCCCTGCTCAGATATACACTGCTGCTAGTGTACCTGCTCCTTCTGCGTTTGTATTGAACCCGATTTGTTTACCTGGTCAAGGAGCACGAGTAATGCAACTTAGTAAGAATACGAATGTTTTTATTAACGGTCAATTGTTTGCTATAGGAGAAGTTGCTGGAACAGTTGCCGACAGTGATGCAACAGTTATAGCACATGGTGCTACGAGAGCATTAACAGGACCATACCTAGCAGAGACACCTCCTAATAAACAAGTAATCGTTAATCCTCCTGTCTAGTTGGTTGCAGGTTTGATTATCTTATGATATAATACTATCAGTTTTTCAATTACAATGGCAAAAGCATCTGGTGCATGGGGTAATACTGATTATGTTCAGGCAACCCCTAAGAAATCTCGCCAAGGGCGTGGAAAGCATACGAAACTTTCAGCGACTTCCCGAAATAGTGCTAAGAAGCGTTATAGAGGGCAAGGATAACCCTAACGCCGACCTCGCGCCGACCAAATCTAAATAACCTTAACTCCGAGCGACAACTAATGAGTGAATCTAATGAAACAATAGGTCTAGGTACTGATGTATCCGACCAAGCAGCAGGATTAGTGCCTGAAACTAAACCTAGTACTGCATATACTACTGATAATACTATTACTCCCCAAGAGAGCGATGAATATGATCCTATAACTAATGTAGCTGCTGTTACTGGAACTGATGGATTTATTTCTCCTCCTTACGATAATTCCACAACAATTCCTGATTTAACACTAGGAACAGAATGGTCTGTTGAAGGAACACCTCCTATAACATACCCTGTAAGTGCTCCATACGACCCCGATGGCAATATTACACTAGATACTGCTGGAATTGGTACTGAGACTGTTACTGCTCCTTTTGAAGGCGATACAGGATGCTGTCAAGATGATGATCATGGAAAGATGATCGGATTGTTAGAACAAATACTTTCTGAGTTAAAGATTGCAAATGGCAGAGAATAAAGAACTCTTAATAGAAACTGATCAAGACGATTGGTATAGAGCAAGAGATAAAAAGAAAAGAAAAGAAGAAAATACTGATTTAATAGAAATCATAGATGGAGATGGCGATACTAAATAAAATTAGTATAATTCCATCTCGATGCCTAAGTTTCAGACGTTTAAGGATATAAGCGTCACATTTAAGAAACATCCAGTAACTGACGACATGATTGTCGTGAAGGATAAGGCTGCTATTGTGCAGGCTGTTCGTAATTTGTTACTAACACAAAAAGGTGAGAGACCATTTCAACCTGAATTGGGTTCAGACATATATCGACTGTTGTTTGAACCTATGGATTATGGTACTGCTGCCCTCATACAGAAAGCGATATTCGAGGTCATAGGTAACTATGAGCCTCGAATTTCTGTTGATAGCGTTATAGTATCACCTTCGAGGGATGATAATGGGTTTAATGTAGAACTATCTTATTCGGTTCTTGGAAGGAATGATACTCCAGTTAATGTCGAATTCTTCTTAGAGAGCTCAAGGTAATGCCATATACACAGGTAGCAAATTTAGATTTCGATCAGATTAAGACTTCTCTAAAAGATTATCTGAGATCTAATTCTGATTTTACTGATTATGATTTTGAGGGTTCTGCCCTTGCAAACATAATCGATGTATTAGCGTACAATACTTACTATAGTGCGTTTAATGCAAACATGGTAGTCAATGAAATGTTCATTGATTCCGCATCACTCCGCGACAATGTGGTATCCCTTGCGAAACAATTAGGGTATAGGCCAAAGTCAAAGACGGCATCTACCGCATATCTTTCATTTTCCGTAACCTATGCGAATCCCACTAACGATACTGAGCTCTCTTTACTCGCAGGAAGCGGATTCCTAAGTTCATGGGATAACATACTATATCAGTTTGTTACTGCTAGAGATACAAAGGCACAAGTAGTTAATGGTGTTGCAACCTTTACTAATATCCCTATTAAAGAGGGTAGTCTAATAACCAATACCTACACCTATAACTCTGCTCTTAAGAGTCAAAGGTTTATCATTGATAACCCTGGTGTAGATACTAGTACTTTAGTTGTTAAGGTATATCCTTCCGCTTCTGCTACTATATTCAAGGAGTATACTCTTGCAGATAATATACTTGAAGCGAAACCCACCTCAGAAGTGTATTTCCTAGATGAGGTTGCGGAGCAGAGATACGAACTCATCTTTGGTGATGGAGTAATGGGTAAGCAAGTTGCGGATAGTTCTAAAATAGAAGTATCTTATTTGGTAACTGCTGGAGCAGACGCAAATGGAGCAAAGTCATTTACCTTCTCTGGAAACCTCCTAAATCAGAACCAGGTCGTTCCTAGCAACTTTTCCACTGCAATAGATACAAGTTCTGTTGTGGTCGCTTCAGGCGGTGCTGACATAGAATCCGTAGACAAGATCAAGTTCCAAGCACCTAAGATGTTTGCTGCTCAAGATCGTGCGGTAACTGCTGATGACTATGGAACGATTGTACGCAATCTATATCCAGCAGTGAGTGACATCATTGTATTTGGTGGAGAGGAGAATGATCCACCTGAGTATGGTAAAGTATTCATTGCTATTAAACCAACTGATGCTGCTGCGTTAACTTCAGTAACAAAGGAAGAGATCCGCAAGAAGTTATCAGATTATAGAGTAGCATCTATTACACCACAACTTATTGATCCGTCCATACTCTATGTTGAGGTGGATAGTAAGATCTATTACGACAGTACTAAGACAGAACTATCTCAGACTTCAATTAGAGACTTAGCAATCAGTGAGTTTACGAAATATATCAATACTTCAAAAACTGAGAAGTTTAAAGGTAAGTTTAGACATAGTAAAGCAGTAGCAGTTATTGATAATGCTGAAAGAGCAATCAACTCTAACTTAACAGCAGTAACGATGAGAAAGGATTTCCCTGCTCAGATCAATACTACTACTTTCTATGAGGTTTGTTATCAAAATGCATTCCTAGATGATGACGATCCTGTAGTATCTTCTACTGGGTTTGTTGTTACTGAATATCCCAATTATACCGTCTATCTTGAGGACAGAAAAGGCAAAATCGTCCTATATAGACTAGACTCTGTTACTGGTGAAAAAGTCCTTTTGGATGATAACATCGGTACAGCAGATTACACCAAAGGTGAGATTAAATTATATGATGTAACTATTATCAAAGGAACTTTCTCTGATAATCGTATTGAATTAAGAGTTAAACCGTTAGTAAATGATGTTACTGCACTCCGTGAGGTTTATCTTGATGTAGATGTTGCCAAGAGCAGTTTCGTAGCATATCCAGAGTAATATAGATGGCAGTTACAAAGAAGTCAATTTCAACTCTGATTGAAGCACAACTTCCAGAGTTCATATATTCTGAGTATGAGCTTTTTGGTAAGTTCGTAACAAAGTATTATGAACACCTTGAGAATCAAGGTGGAACCTTAGATGTTCTATCTAATATAGATCTCTATGGTGATATTAATTACTATGAGAAGAAGCTTCTTAAACAATCTACTACATTATCTGGTAATATATCTGATTCTGTAACAACCATTACAGTTGATGATGCTACTTCCTTTCCAGAAGAGAATGGTTACATAAAAATTGATGATGAGATCCTTTTCTATAAATCAAGGACAGATACAGAGTTTAAACAGTTATCAAGAGGAGTTAGTGGTAATACAACTCTAGGAGATCTTTACAGTCCTACTACATTTGCTACTACAGCAGCAGCATCACATTCTGGTGGTTCTACTGTACAAAACATTAGTAACCTGTTTCTCTATGCTCTAGTAAAGAGTTTTGAGTCACAGTATCTTGGTTCTTTCCCTGAGAAGTATCTTAAGGGTGAAATTGATAAGAGAACCCTTATTAAGAATATTCGTAAGTTCTATCAGGCAAAGGGAACTGAATCATCTGTTAGATTCATATTCAATACTCTAGTTGCTGGTGGTGAAGAGAATGCACCAACTGTGTATGCTCCAAAAGATCGTACATATAAATCTTCAGAGTCTGATTGGGTTAAAGGATTTGCGTTAAAGGCAAAAGTAACAAGTGGTAATGTTAATGATCTAGTTGGAAAAGTTATTACTCAAACTAGAACAGAACTAGTACCATATGCTTCTGCTACAGTTGATAATGTACGGTATGATAGTACTGTTGATGGAGAAGATATTTACAACATATATCTTGCAACAGAAACCATTAATGGCGAATTTAAGATTACATCCAAAACAGAATTAATAAAAGAGATTACTACCACTGCTGCTAAAGGAGATACTATCAGTGTATTCTCTACTTTAGGTTGGGGTAAGACTGGAACCTTATTGATAGGTAATGAGACATTTACATTTGATAGTAAGAATGCTATTCAATTTAATATTTTAACTAGACAGAGTGCTACTAATCATAATGTTGGAACAGATGTATATGAA